CAAGTTCAACCATAAGCGCCGGCAGTGTCGTTTCCTGCTTCCTGGCCGCATGCGAAGCACTCTCGGCTTCGACTCACACAGGCAAATACGCAGTTCTTCATGTGCCGAATCCGCAGGCGGGCACTTTCGATTATTTTGCCGTGTTTGGCGACACCACGGGTTTAACGACAGGCTCATCGGCCAAAAACGGTTTGACGCCTACGCTTTGGCTGAATGTTCATGTTGGAGCAACGGATTATTTCATTCCCCTTTGCAGTTAATTGGAGTCCGAATGAAACTTGACAACGAGCAACAAAGGCAACTTCTAATCAACTGCATTCAGAGTGCCAATCTCACGGGAATGGTGATGGAGCTTCTTCCGCAATTAACGGCCGTTGTCAGTCTTTTGAAGACAGTCCAAACGGCAGAAATTGAAGAGAAATCCAATGTCGTACGCATCGACGACCTCGAGGCCGGCAATGCCAGAAAAAACTGAAGAAGATTGGAAGGCCAAATCCGACGCTAATGTTTTAGCGGAAGCGGAAGGGATAAAGTCCGACGAAAAACGCTTCGGCAGAGCAAAGGAAGCAGCCAAGCGCATGCTTGCCGAGCAGGAAGCCCGGGCTAAAGCACTCAAAAGTCTCGCGGGGGATAAAAAACCTCCAAGGGGGATGTACGACAAAACCCCTGAAATGAAAGACAAGGATTAGTTTAACGATACACCAAAAGAAGGGAAGTCGGTCAGATATCGGGCCGGCTTCCCGAGATCAATCAAAGGAGCAGTGAAATGGCAGAAGGAACTGGCGAAGGGACAGGAACCGGATCCGGGACCGGAGCAGGCGAAAAGCCAGCTTGGGTAGCGCAATTGCCGGCTGACCTGAAGGACAACGAAGCTTTTACCCAATACAAAACGATCGGCGATCTGGCGAAAGCCCATCTTGAGGTATCGGGGAAAGTGAAGGATCTCGACGGAATGAAGGCGCAACTTTCTAACAGTATTCCAAAACCAAAGCCTGACGCGAAGCCCGAGGAGCGCGAAGCGTTCTATAAGGCTCTCGGCAGACCCGACAAACCGGAAGATTACGAATTTGAAGGCACCGTGGACGAAGCTACCGGGAAATGGGCGAAGGATGTTTTTCACAAAGCCGGCCTATCAAAAGAGCAGGCGAAACTCATTCAAGTCTCATGGAACGGCATGCTGGATCAGATGGTAAAAGTTCAAGCCGACAAAGCTGCTGCGGATCGCGCGGCCGCTGATACGGCGTTAAAAACCGAACTCGGCGGAGACCAAAAGTTCAACGAAGCCGTCGAACTCGGGAAGCGTGTCATTGATAAGTATTTCGGCAAAGACATGCTGGCGCTGCTTGCGAACGCGAAGATCGACGGCGTGGCTCTCGGCAATCATCCGGCTTTCGTGAAAGGCTTCATGAAGTTGGCTAAAGTCACCGGCGAGGATACTAGTCCTCCCGGCTCGCCGTCGCCAGGGCAAGCAAAAGATGAGCTGAAGACGATGTATCCCAATAGCCCGGGGATGTTCGCAGCGAAAGGCTAATCAGAGGAGCGGCGGCTTAACCTAGACAGGAGAAGAAACCGATGTCAACCTATGCACAGCTCGGTTATTCAACCTTGGTCGATGTGGTGAACGAATACGCCACGGGCAGCGCAAAAGAGCAAGCGTTGATAGCCGCCAGAATCCTCGACCGGAAATGTCCTCTGGTTCGAATTCTGCCCATGATCAAGGCAAACGAGATCATGAGCAATATCGGATCCCGGGATAGTTTGATCGGCAATCCGGGAACGAGACGATTTAACGAGCCGATTCTCCCCACCTTGACTCGATCGACGCAAATCAGCGAGCCGATAGCTCTCTTCGAGGACTACGGCGAAGTCGATCGGGATCTTTGCTATATTCAAAACGAGCCTGCGGTATGGCGCATGAATCAGGATCGCCGCAAGATCGAAGGGATGACGCAAAAGCTCGAAGCGACTTTGTTTTACGGAAGCATGGCCAATGATCCCGGCGTGATCAACGGCCTTGCGACAAGATTCGGCGTAAGCACCTATCTGCCCAACGGAGATGCGTCCTGGCCGTATAACGTCATACTCGGCGGCGGGAGCGGAAGTACTTGCAGTTCGATTTGGATCATCGAATTCGGGCCCCATAAGGTTTTTGGGATTTATCCCCCGAATCTTCCGGGCGGCTTGCAGATCCGCGACCTTGGCGAGCAGACCAAGGAAATCAATTCCAGCGGCAACCTCAATGCGATGTACCAGGTACTCCGGACTCATTATCAATGGTTCATCGGGATTGAGATCGATGACGAGCGCTGCGTACAGCGCTACGCCAACATCAATGCGGCAGTAGCCGCAGAACAGAATATCTTCGATGAAGAGATTCTGATTACGCTGAAAAACCAACTGCCGGGAATGGGCGAAGCGCCCGGGACAGCCATTTTCATGGATCGGAGTCTCAAGACTCAAGTTGATATCCGTGCCGTGACTCAAAAAATGAACACGTACTTCACTCAAGACCAGGCAACCGGCGATGTGTGGGGCAGGGCAGTAACCCGTTTCCAGGGCATTCCGATTTTCGTGGCGGAGAAGCTTCTGGACACCGAAACCGCGATCAGCTAGTTCAGGATCGCATAAGGAGAATATTATGGGAATGGGAGCTGATTTGAGTTTGGTCCTGCATGGGACCAAAGCCCAACCGGAGCCGGGAACAACCTTCTGTCTGTCAAGTACGACTCCGGATTACAGCACGTATGAGCTGGATTTCGGCGCGGCCGGCGTTGCGCCTACCGTTGCCAGTGATGTCATTGGTCAGACGCTTCCGACCTATCCAACGATGCCCAGGGGTGGGCAGAATTGGGGTTTGCATGTCATCGTGACCACTGCATTCACAAGCACCGATAGCGGGCACTTCCCGGTGACAATTTCGGCGATTTCCAGCAATAGCCCAGGAGATACTTCGACCTATGTAGTATTGGGATCGAGGATTTTCACTCTAACTCAGTTCGAAGTGGCAGGCGCTCATTACTTCATTCCATGCAGTCCCGGAATGTTGAGATACCTGAGAGCGATGTTCGCAGTAACCACGGGCATTACCGGGAACGGAAAGGTTTACATCTATTTCGGTCCCGACAGCGACGGCGGAATGTAGTCGTCGGCATTATTCAAAAAAAGCGGGGCGGCTTCGCGGCCTCTCCGCCTTTCCCTTTCAAGGTAAGCAATGGAAGATACAAAGCTTTTTAAAGCAACCTGCATTCGAAATTGTTTTGACGGCGGCGCCTATGACCGCAAACGGCTTGAGGAAGCCGGCGTGAACTTCAAAGAGGAAAGAGGCGAATTCTGTCATCAATACTATTTCGGGCAACTGGCCGAAATAGATCCCAGAAATCCGATCGCAATACATTTTCAATTCGAGAAGGATCCGCAAATCGCGCACAAGGGATATCATTTCGACGATAAAAAGATGCAGTACATTGCCGACAATCCCGTGCAAACTCAGGCGGAGCTCGATCGGAAACTGGCAGATCTCAGATCCGAGGAAGTTAAGCTCCAACACCTGAAGGCGGAACAGCAGCTTCTCGATTTAAAGGATAAAAACGAAAAACTTCGAAAAGAAGTCGAAGCCAGAAAGCGCGAAAAGATCAAAGAGGCTCCGATCTCTGAAGCCCAAGCCGTAACCTAATAATCAGGAGGTTGAGCGATGTCGAGCATACCGTTGGGAATTGTCAACATGGCGCTCGTAAGGATCGGAGCCAAAACCATTGCCAGCCTCTCTGACGGCTCTCCGAATTCCGCGAAAATCAATAACGTCTATCCCTACATGCTCGGCCAGGTGCTTGAGGCGAAAGACTGGAAATTCGCTAAAACCCGAGCGGCTCTTTCCCGAGCGACGATTCTCGATCCCTGGGCGCAAGTGCCGACGCTCGGAAGTTCTTCGGGAGGGGCCCTGGGCGCCAGAAAATATAGCGCCGTATTCACGCTGACGAATGCTTACGGCGAAACGAAACCAAGCCAGCCGGCTTCCTTGTCGATTGCTCCAAGCCACCTTGCGACAGTGGCGCCGGCCGGTTCTACCGTTGATGCTACCGGATGGAATGCCTACGTGGACATTCTGGGCGGAACGGCTTACACCCTCCAGAATACTACCCCTATCGCTTTGACGGCGACTTTGACCGAAGCCTTGACTGGATTCACCAATACCGGAGCTTCGCCTCCCAGCGCCAATAGCACCCGGCCAGCTTACGCATGGCGTTTCGCATACGTGCTGCCTACAGATTTCCTTCGTCTCGTCAAATCGCACGCGGACCCCAAAACTCGCGGCCGGCATGAGTGGGGCTACGGATATGACGATTATGGTATCTGGAATCGATCGAGAGAAGAAGATGTTCCGGTTCACCCGGCCGGGCATCCGTATATCATTGAAGCGCTTTCAAGCGGAACTTTGGCTTTAATGACCGATTATTATGACGAGTACGAATCGCTCAAAATCAATTATATCCGCAGCGTGAGCAATTATCTGCTTTACACTTCGTCTTTCATCAATTGCTTGGCTTTCAGGCTGGCTCAAGAGCTCGCGATCGCAATTGCCGAAAGCGCCGCTAAAAGTCAAGAAATGGAAAAACTCTATCTTACGGCTTTAGAAACAGCCGAAGGCATTAACGAAAGCAGCGATTATCTCCGCGACGAGGTTGGTGGCGACGAATGGGTAAGAGCAGGGCGATATTGAGGAATGAATGCTTTTCACGAATTCCGACTATGATCACATTTGGCAAAACATCCTCAAGCGCCTGGGCAATCGGCTTTTCGCCCAAGCATCCCTTTCTGGCATACCGACCAATATCCCTCCAGTAGTCTTCGAGCCCGATGCGCCCGAAGATTCCACGATATATCCCGGCGTTCCGGGAGCCACGGGCCCCCAGGGACCAGCAGGCGCAGCGGGAGCGGCCGGTTTCTCGGCAATCAATGTAACTCCCTTAACTGACCAGCCGACCCTTCTTACGGATGCCTCATTGGGCTGCTTCTTCACCGTCACCATTGCCGGCGATCGCCTTCTACAAAATCCTTCCAACGCGATCAACATGCAGCCTTTCACCTGGATGCTTAAGCAGGACGGCACGGGTGGGCATGCGTTGACTTGGGGAAGTAAATTTCAGTTCCAGGGCGCCAATCCCTACGGCGTTCTTTTGCTCAACACAGATCCGGGCGCGCGCAATTACATCGGCGCCGTCTACAATGCCGCTGACGATGTTTTCGATATCTTAGCCTTTGACCCGTTTTACGACACCGGGAACGGGGTGCTGCCCACAAGAACGATCAGCACCTTTCCGCCTCTATTCGGTGGCGGGGATTTGTCGGCAAACCGGACGATTCAAATTCAGCAGGCGAACAGTAACAACGACGGATATCTGTCTTCGGCCGACTGGAACTATTTCAATAATAAGGGCTCGGTCGTAACGATCCAAACGAATGCCCCTCTGACCGGCGGGAACAACAATAACAACAACTTCACCCTGGGGATCCCGCAAGCAAACGCCAACAGTAACGGCTATTTGTCCTCAAGCGATTGGTCCTCGTTTAACAACAAACAGGCGGCAGGCAATTATGCTCTTGCCAACAGAAACATAAACACTTCGGCGCCTATAACCGGAGGGGGAACGCTCGCTTCTGATCTGACGATAGCGATCCCCCAGGCGGATTCGAACAATAACGGATACCTGTCATCTGCCGATTGGAATACGTTCAATAATAAGCAGGCATCCGGAAGCTATGTTTCTCAAACTACCCAGGTAAACACAACGGCGCCGCTTACGGGCGGGGGGCCGCTCAACAATAACCTCACGCTGGCAATGCCCCAGGCGAACAACAATAATAACGGCTACCTGGCGGCAACCGATTGGGCGATATTCAGCGCGATGGTGCCGAATACTCGAACTGTGAGTACGAGCGCTCCGCTGAGCGGCGGCGGCGCTTTGAATGCAAACCTTACGCTATCTATTCCCCAAGCCAATGCCAGCGCGAACGGATACCTGGCATCTTCGGATTTCAACAATTTCAGCGCAAAGCAAAGCACTCTTTCAGCGGCGAACGCGAATAATAACGGCTTTTTGACTTCTACGGACTGGATTCAATTCGAGGGCGCCTCGCAAATCCAAACGGGCCCATATACCTTCAACAATTTTAGCGATCTCACAAAATGGATCGCGATCCCCGGCAATCCTAATTTAGTCAATCAGAATTTCTCTAGTGGCGTGATGACGTTGACTGGCAACGCAAGTAACAATGCGAATTATTTTCGTGACTGGACAGGCGTTAGGTCGCGCGGATTGTTTTACCCGGACGCCAATAACGGGCTTCTGTCGATAACAGCCTATTTCAATAATTACAATCCGCCTTACGATCTAGCGAACAACAGCAGTCATTTTCACGGACTTCTATTTTTGCTTCGCCCGGATTTGGTTCCCGCCGGCTCTTATTCCGGGCTTATGATCGGCATGGGTAGCCGTCTGACGCTTAACAATTGGCAATTTCAAGCTAAATGGTTGCCTGCGAATGCTACCAATTCTCCGAATTCTTGGACTTTGCTTGCCAATAATAATTTTGCAATCACTTCAGTCAATCACAATTTCACGATCACCTGTAATTTCTATCCGTCCGAATTGTCTGGGAGCACTGGCTTTTTATATAAGCTTGGGAACATCTCCTTATCTGCGGACTTCGGGAGCTATTCCGTAGACTTTAACAACAACGGGGCAAGCTCTATGCCGTTATTTCCAGAATTGCCCATGTGGGGAATGAGCATGATGGCTGGATGCCTGCCGGCCTACTCATCAAATAATGCAACCGCCAAATTAACTTCTGTCGTGCTGAATACAGGGCGCTTTTATCCAGGGGATTAGAAATGTGGGAAAAGCCTGTTAAAAAGTGTATCTTCACCGTCGCCGTAGATGGCTATAACAAGGAAATCACCAACATTACCTTTCCCTTGATATACGCATATGCCCAAAAGATCAAGGCGGAATTCCGAATCATAAAAGATCGCAAATTTCCCGGGTGGCCCCCCGTGTACGAGAAGCTTCAGATTTACCGCCTGGCTCAAGAAATGGGAAACGACTGGAACATTTTTATCGATGCCGATGCCTTGGTTCGCCCTCCAATGATGCCGGATCTCACAAGCGTTCTCAACAAGCGCACGGTGCTGCATAACGGATCTGATCACGCGCCGATCCGGTGGGCTTACGACAGGTTCTTTCTCCGCGACGGCCGGCACATCGGAAGCTGTAACTGGTTTGCGATGGCGAGCGATTGGAACATAGAACTGTGGGAGCCTTTATCGGATCTCACTCTCGAAGAAGCGGCCGCGCGCATCAGCCTCACGCCGAATGAACTGGCTTGCGGTTTTATGAAACCCGAACACTTAATCGACGACTTCACGCTTTCGCGCAATATCGCGAAGTACAAAATGGAGTTCACGACCTTTATCGATATTCAGAAGCAATTGGGCGGAATGATCGATTGCCTTTGGCACATCTATGCGGTGCCCGAAGAATTAAAGATTATCGAGATAAGAAAACAGCTTAAAAAGTGGGGAATGTAAGATGCGATCAATGGTGGACATGGATACGATTCAAATCGAAATTACTAATCACTGCGTTCGCACTTGTGCCAACTGCACACGGTTTGTCGGCCATCATTACGAGCCCTATTTCATGGATCTAGGCACTTTCCGCAATGCGGTCGATTCAATGCGGGGATATCCTAAAATGGTAGGTTTTATGGGCGGGGAGCCTCTTTTGCATCCGCGTTTCGAGGAATTCTGCGATTACGCGCTATCGAAGATTCCGAAAGAAAGGCTGGGTCTCTGGACCGCTTTGCCGAAAGGATTCGAGAAATACGCAGCGGTCATTTGCAGGACCTTCGGCAATCTCTTTGTCAATGATCACAGCCGGCCTGATATATATCATCAGTCGATGCTTGTGGCTGCGAGCGAAGCGCTTCCCAACAAGCACATGATGTTCGTCGCCGCCGATCATTGCTGGGTGCAAAACTGCTGGTCCGCTTCAATAAATCCTCACGGCGCCTTCTTCTGCGAAGTAGCTGCGGCATGGTCAATACTTTTGAATGAAGCGGAATATGCCTGGAAAGTCGAGCCCGAATGGTGGGGCAGGTCGCCAAAAGACTTCCGAGAACAAATCGAGCACTTCTGCCCTCGATGCGGCGGATGCCTGGACCTTCAGCTCCGATCGTCCTGGGACGAGGTGGACGACATCAGCTTGAGTAATCTTGCGCTGCTGAAGGGAAAATCCAAGAGAGTCGATGGAGGCAAATATTCGCTTTATGATTTCAGCCAGGTATTACCGCCTCTGAATCAGCGTCCTCAGATGGGCAATTACAAAGACCTGGATTACCGAAACGGCATATCGCGGCCGTATGGCATTTTTCAGATTCAGAACGACAATGGGTTTCTGACTCCTTATTTAATGTCGGAGAAAGAGATTCCGAAGGAAGGGCTTTTTGAACAATATCGCAGAGCTTACCTGCAGAGCTTGCCGGCCGAAGCAGAGCCAGGGCCTATAGTAAAAGAGATCCGAAAGAAGAAGATGGCAAAAGGCAAAGCAAAAAATGGCTAACGACTTTACTCGCGACGTTTCGATTTATGGCTGGTACGACTTTGTTGGAAACATAACTAGCAGCGGTGTGCCCAACAATGCTTTCGGGGGATCTTTCGCCTTGTCTCCGATTCCCGTTCCCGGAGGGCCCGTACCCGATGGCGTGAATGGCGCGAAGTTCGTTAAGACAATTCCTATTCCCAACCAAGGATATACGGTCACGGGAATAAGCGATACCGAGGCTGTTCCAACCGGATATCCATGCAATCCAGTGGACGACAGGCGCCAGTTCTCCTTATACATGACATTCACGCAAGCAGATGACTCTTCGGGCGTCCAGGCTTTGTTTGCGTGTTGGGATGAGGTTCACAATCAACGAAGCATGGGCGTATTTCTGGATAGCGGAAATGTTGTTTTCAAAATCAGTCCGGACGGCACGACAGTCTACGAGTATGCCTTCGATACTTACCAGGTTGGAGTGCAGAAAACCATTGCGATCATGTATGACGACGCGGAGCGGCAGCTTATAGCGATCACTTCTCAGGGATTCGGATACGAATATATTGTCAATGGGATCACGACGGCCGTCCATGTTCTCAACAGTCCGACGAAAATAACCGTGGGATGCATTGCCACTAGCACCGATGAATTCTCCGGAATCGACCTGGGTCTTTATGGCTGGATCCAGCTTATGATTCTTTGGGGTCGATACATCGGCGCCCAGGAAATGATCAACGTATGCGAGGGAAAGTTTAATACACTTCTGCCGGCAAACAACTTCGAGTACGAGCCGAATTGCCAGGCGCACTATCCCTTCAATTGGGAAATCGGTCGGATTTATACCGACATTCAAAAGACCAATGATCTTACCTTTTTAGTGAATCCAGGTTTTGCAAAAGGCTTGTACGCCAAAATGGGCCCAAGCTCCGTATATTCTCAAAACAACATAATTTTCTATCGCAATGACTCCGATCTCGCGAACGGGTTTCCTTTCAAGTCCAACGATACGATCAAGCAAATGAGCTTCTGCGGCTGGTTCATGTGCGAGAGTATGGCGGCGCCCAACACGGAGCAGATCATCTTTGCCAAATTCGAAAACAACGGAAGCCTCAAAGTTACTTTCTGCCAGGAGGCCGGGGGGATACATAGGATCTTCCTCTATCGTAGATACTATGATGCCGATCTTTTAGCTTACGTCGTTGAGCAATTCGATATGTTTGATATCATCGGCATGACGATCGACCTGCAGCAATACTACCATTTGAGCGTCATGTACGAAGACGACACCGGGCAGCTCATGGGATATCTGTGGGATCAGGGGAGAGAAGTTAATCGACCCTACGGGAATATATTCAGCAACCAAATTGCAATAGGCAATGGTCCGCTGACGATCGGTGGGGACTCTGCCGGCAATAATCAATTTACCGGGCTCATGAACGATTTCATATTCTTCAACCGGATTCTTACGGAAGTGGAAATAATCGCGATCCGTAACGGCACTTTCAAAACGCCAAGACCGCCCATCCCGGCAAACTTTTTGAATCTTTTACAGCAGGAGAGAAGGAGATAACATGGCTTCAAATAAAGCAATTCGATTCGGTCCACTCGCACTGACTTCGACTCTCACAACGAACCTTATCAATTGCGCTTTAGGTTCGCTTTCGGGTCCAGTCGGTTTCACGATGACTCAGCCCTATCTTTTATTGAAGCATATCCGCATCGTGAACACGACAGGCAGCGCTATTACCGTTTCCCTTTTCATCGGAGCCACGGGAGCGAATGCTGCCGGCACAGAATTCCTGGGATCGGCTTTGAGTATTGCCGCGAATTCCGCCTATGACTGGTATGGCACAGGTCTGCGGCTCGATTCGACGAATTTCCTGACAGGCGGCGCCAGCGCAAGCGGATGCACGCTCGAAGCTGAAGGCGAAATAGGGATTTCCTAAAGGGGTGTAAGATGCCAAAAGTCACGCCTCCAATCAATTCTTTCAATGCTGGAGAAATTTCTCCCTGGCTGGATTTTCGCTCGGACATCCAGAAATACAATTCCGCCTGCAGAACTCTTCAGAATGCCTTCCCTCTTACCGAGGGTGGCGCGAAGAAAATGCCCGGGAGCTTCTTTGCGGCAAAAGCCAAGAATAGCGAAAGCAAATGCCGGCTTGTCCCTTTCTCTTTCAGCACGACTCAGGACTATATTCTTGAGTTTGGACAACAGTATATCCGAGTTTATGCCAATGGCGGTCAAGTCGTTGTATCGAATCAAATCGAAGGCGCGATGGTTTACGACGGCGCCAACGGCTACACGGCCGGGATTATCGTCAGTGTCGGCAATTTTTGGCAGTTTGCTTTCAGCGCCGGCAATCTTTACATCTCGGTCCCTTACGGTCTAACCAACGGCGGAGCCGGCGTGGCAATTCAATTCGGCGTCAATTCGACCGACAACTTGGTTGTTCAAACAGTAGGATCCGGATACTACGAAACGATTCAAATCCTACTCGCGAATACAACGGCTTCCAAGAACACAGCGGAATTGATTGAAGCGGGTCTCGCGGCTCTCTCGCGTCCGACTGGTATCGCCGATCCCACTGTTCAGCCTACATGCAGCAACACTCTCGGCGGAAGTCTCGCGGCGAAGGTTTACACGGTTGCTATTACCTGGCTCAACACTACCGGCGAAACGATGGCTTCGCCCTATAAGTATGTGGTTCGACCCGCGAATGACTTGCTGACCGTCACCCCTCCAACTGCGCCGATTGGGGCAATCGCATGGAATTGCTATGTGGATATCGCCGCAGGCGTCAATCTCACGCTGCAAAACTCAAGTCCTCTAACCTTGGGCGCGCCTTACACGGAGCCCGGCACAGGCTTCACCAATACCGGAGCGGCAGAGCCTTCCCAAAATACAACGGGCTATTCTTTGAACACCGAATTAGTCAACGGATATGATACGGCTCAGTGGGTGGTAACGGCGGATGCGGCATACGCGGCGAGCCCGGCCACTAGTCTGCCAACTTCTCAAAACCCGGCTTACATTAACGATAATTTACTTGGGAATTATTGGGAATGCCTTCAGACCACGGGAAGCGTGGGTCATCCCGGTAACACATTTCCGCCAGCCTCTCCTACATATTGGTCTTCGACTTTGAGCGGAAGCCCGAGTTATGTGCCGGTTGAAATCGCCACTCCCTACCAGGAAGCCGATCTATTCAATCTCGATTGCAGCGCGCAAAGCGGGGATATCCTTTACATTTTCCATAATCAGTATCCTCCGATGATGCTTGAAAGGCATTCTCATGAAAATTGGTCTCTTCTGCCCTTGGGAACTGCGAGCTCTGCCGGCGCGATCAATGGCTGCATGGGAACGCCCGATATATTCAACACCGGCTTTAACCGGATCGGCACCGTCATAGACGACATTCCGGTTAGGGCGAATCCCACCGTGATCCATGCTAAAGGGCATGGATTGAAAACTGGCGATGTCGTCTATATTTCAGGCATTGTGGGCATGGTGGAGCTTAATCAGGAGCGATATATCGTCAGCGTCGGAAGCCCGGATATCTTTTCGATCCCGGTAGATTCCACAAATTTTGCCGCTTATGAGGGCTATGGGACCGTCGTCAAACTTGTTCAATTGTTCAACACGCCTGGGAATTATCCTTCTTGCGGAACATTTTTTGAGCAGAGACTTTGCGTGGCCGGGTCTTTAAACAATCCAGTGCGAATCAACTGTAGTTGCTCGGGTGACTACTACAATTTCACCAATGACCCCAACGAAGACGATTCCGCCGTTCAATTCACGCTCGTTTCCGCCAAAATCGATCCTATCCGCTGGATGGTGGGAAAGGACAAAATCGTTATTGGAACTTCCGGCGCCGTGTGGGTGTTTGGCGGAGCAAATAATGGCCCGCTCAGCCCAACAAGCGTCGATGCATCGGTCCAGGTGTCGATTGGAGTGAATCAAATCGAGCCTCAAATTGTCAACGATACCTTCGTTTGGGTTACTCGGTACGGCGGAATTATCCGATTGCTGCAATATGCCTGGGCGGAAAATCGATGGATAGATCCCGATCTCACGCGACTCGCGCGGCACATAACGCAGGCAGTCACGCGCGCCGGATCTGGAATCATTCAGACCGCTTTCCAGGCCGAGCCCGTTCCGATACTATGGGCAGTCCGAAACGATGGCGTATTGCTTGGAATGACTTTTGAAAGCCAGGAGCAGGTTTACGCTTGGTTCCGGGTCGTCACCAATGGATTCGTCGAAAGCGTTGCCGTGATCAGCCAAGATAATGCCGAAGATCAGGTATGGATAAGCGTGCTGAGAGGATCTTCATAAAGAGAGGTTTCTATGATACAGGGACCAGGTGGGACAAGCACGGAGCGTTTCATCGAATACTTTGCTCCGCAGATGCTTTACGATGATGAATTCGGCCGGCCCTTGATTGCTACCGGCCTTTTCGCTCATTGCGGCGCAACCTATGACGGCGGACCTCCGCAACAAATAACAGGGATCACTCAAGACAATCCGGTAGGCATAACAATGAATCCGACAGTGCCAGTGATCACTCCGGGCAGTGCGCTAATTGCAAATCCTAACGGATGGATCGGTTCGAGCGTAAGCGCCGGCGGATCTTTGCCCACTCGCAACTATGCCGTTGTTTTTACCTTCACTAATTCCAACGGAGAGACTCTTCCGAGCACTCCAGTCTACGTAATCCCTGTCGCTCAAAGCTATTACGCAACGCTGGGACCTCCTGGGACCATTCCCTCCGGAGCTACGGGCTGGAACCTCTATGTGGATATCGCCGGCGGCAGCAATTTCACAAAGCAAAACGCCGCTCCGATTCTCACTTCTTCGGGAATGACCGAGCCGGTTTTAGGTTTCACCAACACAGGCCCGGCACCGCCAACGGAAAACACTACCAATGGATTTACAACGACTATGACAACGGGCTTCAATCCCGGAGATAAAGTCACTGTGACCGGCGTAGTAGGTATGACTGAAATCAACAGCAATTCCCAGCCCACTTCGGTCTACACAGTTCTGGATGTTGCCGATTCTTTGATCCACCTTACGGGAATCGACGGACGCGCATGGTCAGCCTATATGTCGGGCGGAACTGTGCAAAAGGTTGTCGATTCAGTCACCGGCCTGGATTGGTTAGACGGTTACGCCGTCGATGTTCTGATCGACGGCTTTATTCATCCGCAGCAAACAATCAGCGGCGGCATCCTAGACCTCGACTGGTATGGGAATCTCATTCAAATCGGCTTGCACTATCAAACGATTATTGAGCCGATGAAGCCTAACGCGGGATCCCAGCAAGGAACCGCGCGAGGTAAAAAGCAGAAGATCACCCGGGCGACGCTCATCTTTTATCAGACATATGGATGCAAATACGGCAACAATCAGGATGAGCTTTACGAAAACTTCGAGGAGCCTTTTGTAGCAGGAGAGCTTTTCGCGGCTACAAAAGCCCGGGATAAACAGGTCGATTTCGACGGCGAATGGAAGGATGACGCCACGGTATCGATTGTTCATGATTATCCCACTCCGTTCACTTTGTTGGGGATCGTTCCCGACGTCAGCTTGCAGGAGCGATGATGTATTATTTGGCCGATTTCAAACCCGCGCACGCCCGGGAGATTATTAAGCGCAACGGCAAAGACTTGCCGCTACCCCAAGAAAAGCTTATTGAGGCATATCTCAGTCCGGGAAGCGTGGCGCTTACTATCCTGGCGGATGATATCCCGATTGCTTGCGGCGGAATAATCAACCAAGATTGGCACAACGGCGAAGCCTGGCTGCTTACCGCGATAGAATTCGGCTACTACCGGAAGACAGCCTATCGATTCGTAAAAGAAGCGCTTCCGCTCTTGGCTCAGATGGGTGATTTTAAGCGAGTGCAGGCCCACTCTTACGATCGCGAGCAGTGCGCTATTTTTAAGCATTTAGGCTTTCAATTCGAAGGAGTTATAAGGCGTTTTACTTGGAACAATCGAGACGCTTTCTTATTCAGCCGTCTCTTTCCGGAGGATCTCAATGGACATCCAGCCTGACACAATGATGAAAATGAATATCGGGGCGGGTCTCGTCTCCTCTGGGATCTCTGCCTTTGGATCTTATGAAAAAGGGCAGGCGGAAAAAGCCGCCGACGATTACAATGCACAGATCACCATAGAACAAATGCATCAGAAAATGCAGACTTCGGAAGAAGAGTTTTCTGCCCTTATGGGGCGCCAGCGAGCTCTTTACGCAAAGGCCGGCGTGGATATCTCTTCGGGCTCTCCCGCGCTCATCCTCGCGAGCACGGCATACAAGGAAAGTCTCGATCAGCAAAGGATAAAAGAGGGAGGAGAGCAGCGGGCAGCGCTTCTCAGGTGGGAAGGATCCGAAGCCGCTCATGTGGGAGAATTCGGTGCTTTCAGTACATTCCTAACCGGATTGGCCGGTGCTGGACAAAAATGGTGGCAAATGAAAGAAGGCAATCAGGGAGATTAAAATAGGATCAAATTCTATGCGATTGCATCGGGAACCATGCGATCGAATCTTATGTATAAAAATGAATCATAGGTCATTTTAACAAGGGAGTCAATCATGCCCCAAATACCGACAGCGGGCCCGGTGGCCGAAACTCAATACGGACAAATGAGCCCTGGAGCGGCGGCAGCTCCCTATGAACAGGTCGAGCGAAGTGCCGCTCAACTTGGACAGATCGCCCAAGTGGGACTACAAGTGGCCCAATATGTGCAGCGCGCTCAGGACCATGTTGCTACGCTGAAATTCGAGAACGAATTCAATGCGGAGCTTCACGATCGCGCAGAAAACCATAAGCTCGATACTGATTACGAAACCATGCCCGATCGCGTCCAAAAAGAAATCGAGGACATGAAGCAGAAGTATCAGGAGACGTATTCCGGCAATCCTCGAATTTGGGCGGCAATCCAGAATCACATGGACACCCGGCTGGAGGAGTACCAGGGCGTTATGACCGACAAGGCCATCGGGCTCTTGAGGCAGGACAATACTTTCGAGCTCTACAAAGCCCGGGATGAAGCCCATCAGCAAATCGCGCTTACCGGTGATCCGACGAAAAAAGCTATTCTCGCGAATGAATTCTTCGGCAAGGTAAAAGCCTCAGTCGCCAATGGTCTCCTCTCAAAAGAGGACGGATATAAACTGACTGAGAACTTCGCGGTTGCGGACGAGGAAACCGAAATTGCCAATAGCGTGAACAGCCAGGACTCCAAAACACTTGAAAATATTGTCAATCGAATCGGCAGTCCCGGCGAATTCCCGGAAATGACCGCCAAAAAACCCAAGGAATTGAGTAATTACAAGTACCGCGCGGAGCAGCGCTTGAAAGAAATTCAGGAGAAGGAGCAAAAGAAGCTGGATGCGACGGCCGGCGATTCAACGATCGGATGGATAGACCACCATTATCGAGCCGAAGACGGCTCAATGGATTATTCCTTCGTTGAAAAGCAACTCCATAACCCGGAATTCCAGGCAGCGCACGGGCTCATCGACGCGCAAGGCAATCCCAACAGAAAAGTGATCGAGGAAGTATCGGCGTTTTATAAAGCCGAACAATCCGAAAGCGACAAAGACGATAAGGAAGCCGCCAAAAAAGAGGATACCCAGGTAACGGACCTTTTCACCAAGGGCAAATTCGTCGATGTCATAAAAGCAACCAGGAATCCGGACTCGAAGATGACTCCGGAGCTTCGGCGAACTTTATTTGAGGCCGCGACCCGCATGCAGAAGCACAGCGAAGACGACATTTCTCCCGAGCAGGAAGCGGAAGCATACCTGAAGCTCACCGATCGAATTGCCCAGGGAGACAGCCCCAGGGATATCGAAGCTGCTATCCTAAAAGAGCGAAACCTGAAATTCGCTACCAAACGCGAGCTCATCGATCGAGTGCGTAAGGATGAGAAACCGGAATTCAAGGACTCTCTCCGCCTGGCAGATCAAACGCTGAAAGAGCAGATCGCTCCCGGCGCCGATCAGCTCACGATTGGGCTCGATGAGGAAAAAATCAATGTTTTAAAAGAGCAGCGCACCCGGGCTACCCATGCACAACAAGCCCTGCATGCCTACTTCGATAACGAGCAAAAGAAGGTTGACGCCGGCAGGCGCCCTCAAATCACGCGGCAAGAGATCCAGGATTTTGCCGACTCCCTAATCCCGCTCAATCAGATCGATTTCGACAGAATCGTTGCCGCTTCGACTGATATCAATGCGCCCAGGGAAAAGACCGTTTATATGGTCTCTCCCGACGGCAAAGATGAAATGAATATCCCGGAAAGCCGCGTCGATCATTACAAAAAGCTGGGCGCAAAGGTAAAAGAAGATGGCCGATAACTGGTTTGAACAGAATAAGCCAAAAGCAGAGCAACCGAAGCCTCCGCCGGCTCCTACTCCTACGCCGGCGCCTAAAGGGAATTGGTTTTCTCAAAATGCGCCACAAACAACCAGGCCGCCCACTCCTCCGCCGACTCCTGCCGTTCCAAGTTTCCCCATCAATAAGCACATCAACGAGCAGCTCAAAACCGTTCCGCCTGAAAAGCATGCTGAAACTCGAAATTCGCTTGCTTCTGTCTTCGGGTATATCGCGCGGCCTTTCATCGTCCAGGGATACGAAGCCGGTGCCGCCTTCAATCGTGGCACAGCCGAGATTATGGAAAACCTGGACACTATGACTAAGTGGATGGTGAAAAATCATCCTTCCCTTAAACGGGAAGGGTTATTTGAAAACTTGGCAAAAGCTTTTGAGAACAATGCCCAATACTATTCAGAGCAGGCGCAAAAATACGGAATCGGATATGTGGATAAGCTTGTTGGAGATGCGGTTGGCGGAACGGCTCCCGGCATGGCCGATTTCTTGCTCAAGGTCGATAGCGGATATGTGATCCCGGCCGTAGTGGGCGCAGAAAAAGCCAAAGAAGCGCGTACGAGCCCGATGGTGGGGGCGCTTGTAGAAGCTGGCAAAACGGCGGTCCTGCATCATGTTCTCAGGATGGCGGAGCCTTATAGTCGATTTGTCAAAGCAACAATTCAGGGAGCGACTTTCGGGGTCCAGGGCGCAACGGAAGCTCCCAAAGGCAAAAAGTTTGAATCATTCGTCAGCGGCGCGGCGGTCGGAGCGGCATTCGGCGTCATTTCGCCGGGAGGGTATGGCTGGAAGGATGTTTATTCGAATATTGGCAAAAGCGTGCCCGAGATCCGGGCTGAATTAGATGCCGCTCAAGAAACGCAGCCTAAGACTGCTGGCCTTCGTCCTGCTATAAAAGTCGGCGATCAAGTAATCGAGGGCAAACCTGGCGAGAACCATCCGGACATAGTTAATCGAGAAGGGATCACTGAGACGGCGCCGGCCGCGAAACCCGCAGAAAAACCGGAACAGAAACCGACACGCCAAGTCAAGGCTACCCCAACGGGAGGCGCCGCACAGGATAGCTGGACGCTTCAAACCGAAGGCGGGAACATGGACATCGTTTTTGCCAATGGCCGCGTTCGCGTCGTAGGCGTTCGCGTAGAAGACGAATCGCAGCGCCAGGGGGTAGCGACCGATCTCTATAGGCATTTGGGCAAAATGATGAAAGAGCGCGGGATTCCTCGCAATGCAATCGATAGCGATGTCGAGGGCCCGAAGGAAGCTATGGACAAGCTTCACAAAATAGCCGGGGATATTGCCGGCGAAGGCGGCGAAGGCGTAGACCGATATGACATCGATGACCAGCCGGCGGCAGAGCCCCCAGAAGAGTTTGTGCCTAGCGATGAAAATTGGGCCCAGGCCATGCAAGAAGTAGCTAAGCCTGGAGAGATCGCAGAAACCGAGCGCGGCTTTGTAGATCCCGATGGGAATTATCTTTCGCGCGAAGAGGCAAAGGATTGGGTCAAAGAGAATGAGCCTGAAGTATATGGCCGATGGGCTTCAACGAAGGACGACCAGGGAGCCGAATTCCATTCCGAGGATTATACGGCGGCTAAGAGTGTCGGTGCTGCCGGTGCCGGCGATATTCATGATGACGATCTCGGGCAATTGACGGAGATCCTCCACGATATGCCGGAATCCGCCGATCTGAAACAACGCATTGCGGCCGCTGAAAAAGAAGCGCGCGGCCATACCGAGGGACCTCTTGCGAAGGCAAAAACCGCCTGGGCTAAAATCAAGGCGATAGGGACCGCATTGCATGAGTGGTATAAGGCTCCGCCCGACGGTTCGCCGTTCAAGGTCCAATGGAATCGATACCTTGGCGATCGGCAAATAGCCGGCTTGAGAATCGAGAAATTCGCGAAGGAAATGACCGAAAAGATTCCTGTCGATCGCCGGGAAGCAATCACAAAATATGTGCGAACCGGCGGCGATATGGACGAGCTGAAAAGACAAGCGGATTCTGCCACGGATCCCAAAATCGCCAAACGCTACCGCGACGCAATGAGTCTGACTCCCGAGGAAGCGCGTCTCGCTCAGAACATCCGCTACTGGTACGACTCGATGTTCGAGAAAGCACAAAAGGCCGGGGTGCTGAAATCCTTTATCGAAAATTACGTCAACCGAATTTACCGGAAACGCCCGGGCGATATAACAAAGGACGCCGGCGCTCAATTGGTAAGCGAAACAAACGCCGGCATGCTAGATAAAAATCCCAGCTTCGCGAAGAAGCGATTCTATCAGCATGATTGGGATGCGGAATCCAAAGGCGCCGAACTCGAAGACGATATCGGAAAACTCATTTCGATTTACGAGCGCAGCTTTGACGAGGCAATTGCCGCGCGGAGATTCATGGTCAAGCTCGCTGACATGCAAGCCAGCGACGGCTGGCCGCTTACGGCTATGTGGGGATCGGGGAAGCAGCTCGGGCCCGATGAGAATGTTCCCGATGCCTTCTTAATTAAGCCTCGAACTCCGCCGAAAGCGCGCGAAATTCAGTACAAAGAAGGCGGAACGGAATACCCTTCCGAAGTCACGT